TGCCGAACGCGAACACGAGCCTGGTCGCGAGTGTGACCGCCGGCACTTGGGGGATTACGATCCACTACGGCGTCGAGGGAGCGTAAGCATGCCGATCCTGCTCTTTCCGTTCGGCGCGGGTATCCAGGACCCCATTCCGGAGCCGACCACACCGACGGCCGTTCGTCTGCTCGTGGCACGGCGGCGGCGCACCGATCAGATTGCGGAGCCGAACACGAATAGCCTGGTTGCTCGTGACCGTCCGAATACGCTCAAAGGAACCGACACATGAGCGGCGAACTGCATGTACCCGGCTCCCCGCAGGATATGAGCACGCGAGAGATCGTGCAATGGTCGATCTCGTTCGTGCAGACGTTCACATCGGCACCGACCGCCGGCACTGTCTATGCCTACGATGTCACGAATGGTGAGCCGGGTATCGACGCGTCAGGGACGATCCTGGCGACTGGCGGCGCGTCGGCATCCAGCGGCACCATCATCGCGCCGCTGATGTACGGCTCGGCGTGTATCGCCGGGCACAAGTACAAGCTGGTGTTCCTGGCCGATCAGGGCGCGCAGCGGGGGGAGCAGCAGTTGATCGTCGAGATGAGGGCATAATGGGCCGCTACATTGGCACGACCGATCTCCGGCAATATCTCTCGCCGGATAACAGCCTGAGCACCGAACAAGATGGGTTCTTGGGGAGCTGCATCCGGCGCGTGGAGGCATCGATCGACGCCCACACGCGGCGTACGTTTGTGGGCACCGCAGGCACGGCATTTTACTCGCGCTTCTTCCAGGACCGCGTGCGGAACAATGCGTTCTATCTGGACCAGGACCTTTTCAGTTTGTCGGCGCTCACACTGGGCGACGGGCAGAGCGTGCCGGTGGGGAGCGTGTGGTTAGAGCCGCGCAATGTCGGGCCACCCTACCGCATCCTGCGGCTCAAGTCGACCTATGTGTACGGGTGGAACACCGATCAGGATATGCAGGTTGTCGGCACCTGGGGCTATGGTACGGTGCCGCCCGACGACATCATCCAGGCGGCGATCCGCTGGTCCGCGTATGTGTACCGGCAGAAGGACGTGGGGCCGGGCGATGTGGTGGGCTTTCCAGAGGGGGGCGAGGTGCAAGTGCTCAAGGGTATGCCGGACGACGTGAAGCATATCCTGAACCGCTACACCTCAAAGACGGGCGGGGCTATCTGATTCCTAGAAATAGAGAGGGGACCATGCCAGCGCGAGCGGGGTTGTTTGACTCGTCCATCCATACCCAAACGCCGTAGCCCGTCTCGCCGCCGGTATAGACCTCCGCTGCGAAGCCTCTCGCGTGCATTTCTTCATACCAACGTACGGCCACCTGATAAGATGGTGCTGGCCACATGACCCTGTGGAGATTGGGAAACGTGATTGTTCCGCCCTTGATTGTTTGTGTTTTCTTTTCCATCAATGCCCTCGCTTTCTTTGCGTACAAGTATAGAACGAGCCTTCCGGTAACGCAAGCTTGACCCCTTGCGCACCCGTGCTATAATAGCCGCATAACTGCATAGCCATTGGGGATGACCTCAGCGGCGCCTTTTCGTGAGCTTGTGATGAGCTTACGGAGGCGCCGCTTTTTCGTTTGCACAGCGCGCGGCCCGGCACCGCCGACGGGCGGAAGCATGCGGGGGCGACCCTGGCCCCGGTCGCGCGCTACCACCAGGGACTACCGTAGGGAGGTAGTATGACCGATTCGAAGCCCCAGAAGCTTAATCGTTCCCAGAAGCGACAGGAATGGTTGAACCGCACGCGCACATTGCGCGATGGGGTGTGGCGGCTCGACCTCTGGCAGCCGCACCCGAAGGTTCCACGCGGCAAGCCTCGGAAGGAGGCGAAGCCGTGAAACCATGTGATCGCTGCGGGGACACCTCCCCGCCCGACGCTCACTACTGCATCGGCTGTGGTGCCCCGTTCGGCGTGACCGGCCCGACACAGCGTCTCGTTCAGCAGATGAGCGATCATCTCCGCGCGCAAGAGGATCGATACCTCGTGTATGGCGACGGGGCGGTTCTCTCTATGGGGAGCGTCGTCATCCCGTACACCCCCGCTCCGCTCTCTTCGGGGAGTGTCGATGCGTTTATTCTGCGTCGGTCCTACGGCTACGGGGTCGCCTACGGCTCTGCGCCGTCAATTATCGTCACGGGAGGGCTGTCATGACCGAGCCCTCCCACGGCCCGCTGGGCCGACCGCTGCGCATCCTGTGGGCGTCTGACGCGGTAGACGCCACCAGCGGCTACGCCAATCAGACGCGGCTCGCTGTACCCCGCCTGGCCGCGCTCGGCTACGACATTGCACTCCTCGCGACGTTCGGCCACCATGGCGCCGTTCGCGAGTGGAACGGCATCCGCATCTATCCCGGCGGGGCCGACCCGTTTGCGAACGACGTGATCGCCAAGGCCGCTGCCGACTGGCGGGCGGACATCGTCATCACGCTCAAGGACACGCTGGTCTTTCGGCCGGAGGCGTTCCATGGGCTCCGATGGTTGCCCCTGACCCCGATCGATCACGAACCCGCGCCGCCGACCGTCATCCATGCCTGTCGCGCCTCGTTTCGCCCCATCGCCTACGCCCCGAATGGCTTCCGCGCCCTGCGCGCGGCTGGGCTTGACCCGGCCTACGCGCCCCACGGCTATGACCCCACAGTGTACAATCCGCAACCACGGGACGAGGCGCGGCGCTTCCTCGGGCTCCCCGATGAGTTATTCATCGTGACCACCGTCGCAGTCAACCGGGGCGGCATCCCCTCCCGCAAAGCATGGCCGCAGAATCTCGAGGGGTTTGCAGCGTTCGCCAAAGACAAGCCCAACGTGCTGTATTTCATCCATACCGACCTCGCGGATGATGGCTATGAGGCAGGCGTTCCGATCCGGAGGCCGTGTGCGGAATTGGGCATCGATGACAAGGTGATCTTTTGCGACCAGCAGCGCTATCGCTACGGGGGCTTTCCGGAGAACTACTTGCACGCGCTCTACTGCGCATCCGACGTAGTGAATACGGTGAGCGTCGGGGAGGGGTTCGGCATCCCGACCCTGGAGGCGCAAGCGTGCGGCGTCCCGGTGATTACCTCCGACTTCGCCGCCAGTCGCGACCTGTGCTTCGCCGGATGGAAAGTCAAGGACGGGTTCCGGTTCTACGACAGCCAGGGCTCGTACGTGTTCCTGCCGGAGCCCGCCGCGATTGCGCAGGCGATGGAGTACGCCTACCGGGCACTGCAACGGGATCGGGTGCGGGACTGGCTGCGCAAGAAGGCGCTCGCGGGCGCCGCACCGTATCAGATCGACCGCGTGATCCAGGAGTACTGGGTGCCGCTGCTGACCGCGCTGGAGCACCAGATCGCAACGGAGGCGAGCCGGGGCGTGCTGCGCATTGTGCGGCGCGAGGAGGTGCTGGCGTGATTGAAATCGATGGTACCCCAATCGTGACGATGACGCAATATCAGGAAGGCGTATCGAATACCTATATCGTTGCCCATATCCAGCTTGAGCAATTCCAGGCGTTGATCGCCCATCTCAATTATTTGCACATGCGCCTAGAGCGAATCGAGCGATTGCTGAGCGAGCGCGAGGAGGCGTCCCGATGCTAGAGGAACCGCGATGTTATACGTGCGGAGCGCCAATAAGCACGTCGGATAGCACTCCATGGAATATCAAGGTTGTCTTCCGCGATGCACTGAACAATGTCTTCCACTACAGCTTTACCGTGCTTGACGACAGCCATATGGCACTCGATTTCCTGAACGGGATGTACCGTCGTGGTTTTTTTGCCCGTGAAGAACCGGACAGGAGCCTGCTGCACGTCATCCCAATATCGCGCGTTGTCGAAGTCATCGTAACGCCAGGAGCGGATACCCATGCCAACCATTAGTATTATCACCCCCTGGTCCGGCAATACCGCTGCCGACCTACTGCCTGACTACGCCAACGCCACGCAGGGCGCCGAGATCATCACGGTCGATAACGCCTGCGCGCCGGAGACGGCATCGGCACTCGAAAGCTTCCACGCACAGGTGTGCGGGCGCTACATCAGGAACGAGAGCAACCTGGGCTTTGCGGGGGGCAACAACCAGGGCTACACTCTCGCAACAGGACATATTGTTCTGTTCTTGAACAGCGACATCGCCGCCCCTCCCGGCTGGTTGCGGATGGTCGAAGCCGACGTTAAGCATGGCGCGCTCTATGGGCCAAGCATGCAGCAGCAGCTTGTGGCGGGCCGCTGGTTGCCGTACATCGAGGGCTGGTGCATCGCGGCAACGCGGGCGACGTGGGAGGCGTTGCGTATTCGACCGACCGATCCACCCCCGAAAGGATACGAGGGGGTTACAATAGTCATGGAATGGGGTGGTCCCTGGGATGCCGACGCCTACCCTAGCCCCTACTGGGAGGATAACGGTCTCTGCCTCCAAGCGCTCCAGCAGGGCATCCAACTCGTCCAGACCGCCTGGCCCGTGCAGCACAAGGGCGGGCGTACAGCGGGCGCGATCGCCAAGCACGGCATGGGCTTTGAGCAGAACCGAGCAACGTTCGTCCAGCGCGTGCTTGCTGCTGTGGAGCAGTTGAACGGGACCACGCTCGGCCCGACGTACGCGCGCTACGTGCAGCACTGCATGACGCAGAGCGATATCCAGCATCACCTTCCGCTGCTCTACAGCCTGGCAAAAGGCAACGTACTAGAGCTGGGCACGCGCACAGGCGTCAGCACAGCGGCGCTCCTGGCGGGCGTGGAGGCGCGCGGGGGGCATGTGTGGAGTATCGACACCGATCCGCGCTGTCAGGATGTTGCGGCGGGGCATCCGCAATGGACGTTCGTCCATGCGAGCAGTACGGAACCCGCAATTGCTGACGCATTCGGCGCCGTTGATCCCGGTCTGAATAACGAGATCGTGCTGGATATGCTCTTTATCGACACAGAACACACCTACGAGCAGGCCAGCGCAGAACTGGCGCTGTGGGCGCCGCATGTCAAAACGGGGGGGCACATCCTGCTTCACGACCCCGAAACTTTCCCCGGTGTGCGCCGCGCCGTGACCGAGTTCTGCGCAGCGCGCGGCTGGCCGGTGACGTTCGTGCTGCCGTGCAATGGCATGGCCGTGATCGAGGTGCCGTCATGAGCACTACCGGACGCCGACGTAAGATGGTGCCAATCACCCATCGGCTGCTCTACGAATTCTTCACCACCGGGCATCGCATCAACGTGACATGCACCAAGGGGTTGCCCGCCGACGCGCGGATGGTCGGGCACGACTACGACGCTCAGCGGGATGAGCACTATCTGGTGTTCGAGTCGGACACGTGGGCGGAGGTGCCATATGGTGACTCGCTCCCGCGCCTGTTGATATGGTACCAGGAGCATCACGAGCCTGCTATTGAAGCGATCCGCAGCATTCCGCCCGGTGGTGCGCTTTTCGTGGCCGTGCGCCCCAATGCGACTGACGACGAACTAGCGCATGTCCATGCAAAACTCGTAGAGTGGGCGCAGGGACGGCGGATGATTGTCGCACGGGCAGGCGATCTGAAGTTTGTCCACGCTCAGGATGACGCCGCTGTGGTACCCTGCCCGACGTGCGGGCAGACGGATCATGGACAAACCGGCGAGTATCCCTGCCCGGCATGTGGTCTGCCCCGTACGCACGATGAGGTACCAGAGTGAGCATTTGTTGGTACTGCCATTGGGGATGGCCAAAGCCGGTCGCGGACATCTTCAATGCTGCACGAGACGCGCTGGGCGGTGACGATCATGCGCTACTTTTCGGACCAGGGCATGTCGTCTGGGAGGATGAGAACTTCGATCTCGCCCCCTGGTGCCTCGCACACTTTGATCAGCATCGCGGTGATTATAGTGATGCCGAATTGGTAGTTGTTCGGCGCTCTCTTGAGCAGGTAGCGGCGTTGCCGTGGGCGGCATGGGATGTCGAACCCGAAACGTATGACGGCGAGCATCCTGATCAGTATCCGCCGCCAGCGCACGTAGAAATGGTGAGGGTACGATGCTGATCGACGCGTTCACTTTTTTTCAGGAGCTGGACATCCTCGAAATCCGCCTGCGCGAACTGTACGACGTCGTGGATCAATTCATCCTGGTGGAAGCCACCAGGACGCATAAGGGCGACCCCAAGCCGCTCTACTACGCCGAGAACCGGCCCCGCTTCCGCCGCTGGAACGATAAAATCAGACACCATGTGGTGGCCGATCTCCCCGACGGCACAACCCAGGCGGCAATCTGGCGGCGCGAGATCGGGCAGCGTCAGGAGATAGCGCGGGCGCTCTACGACACCCCGGATGACGCCATCGTCCTCGTCAGCGACCTGGACGAAATCCCCCGCGCAGAGGCGGTCGCACATCTGGCACAAGTCGGGCTCCCTGATGATATGGTGGTCACGTTCGACCAGACGCTCTACTATTACAACGTGAACACGGCCTGCACCAACCTCCGGTGGAACGGGACGCGCGCCACACTGGCCGCAAACGTGCGGGCGCTCACTCCGGACGGCATCCGGTGGAGCGGGCTGCGCAGCCATGAGTACCCGCGTGCCGCGCGCTTTCCCAATGCTGGCTGGCACCTGAGTTACTTCGGAGACGTTGCGCACATTCGACAGAAGATGACGAGCTTCCTGCATCAGGAACTCGTCAACGATGCCGTACTCGACCCCGATACCATTGCGCGGCGCATGGCCGAAGGGATCGACATTTGGGGGCGCGAGGACGCGCAGCAGTTCGCCATCGGTCCTGCGACCGATCTCCCGCGCGCAATTCGCAGTGACCCCGCGCGTTGGGCGCAGTACTTCCATCCTGACTATCGGCCGACGTTCCACGAGGACTGGTACGACCCCGACCAGGCGCTCTTTGTCGGCCACCTGGCCAAGCACGCGCCGGAGGAGGGCGCGGTCGTCGAGATCGGCTGCTGGGAGGGCCGGTCAGCAGTGTGCATCGCGCAGGCCATTGCACCGCGCTTCCTGCACTGTGTGGATCATTGGCTGGGCAATGGGGATGAGGACCCGTTACACCCGGCGGCGGAGGCAGCCGCAGGTCGGAATGTGTACCTGACATTTGTGCGCAACATGGAATTATTGACACTCGGCAACTATGCGACTGATATGGCCGACTGGCGCGATTGGATTGTCGAATGGACTCACCACTGGGAACTAGAGCCCATCGCCTTCCTCCACCTGGACGCTGCGCATGACGAGGCGAGCGTCCGCGACTGCCTGAACGCGGTCAAGCCGCATCTGCTGCCTGGCGCGATCGTGTGCGGCGACGACTACTATCACGCGGGCGTGCATGACGGCGTGCATGCGGCGCTGGGTGACACCATCCACGATATGAACGGGCGGCTGTGGGTCTATCAACACGAGGGATAGCATGGCGATTGCAACGACGATTGATCTATTGCAGGCGGTCAACCGGGCCGTCCAGGGGGTTAAGCGGGCCCCCGAACTGGCGCGCTACCCAACGGCGATCGACGCGGTGGACTGCCCGTATGTCATCTCGTGGCCCGCTGAGGGGCAGTTCTTCACCAAAGGCGGCGAGACGAAGCGTCAGGACCGGATATACCGCGTCATTTGCTACATCGAACCGCTGGGGCTCAACGATATTCCGACGCGCGCAGTTGAGGCGACCGCACTCTTGCAGCGCTTCATTGACGCCTACATCGACCGGGCCAACGTCGCGCTGGCCGACCCGCAGGGCGCACAACCGACGTATCAGGTGACGATCGAGAGCGGGCCGGAGCATGTGCATACCGACAGCGGACTGGTCAGCAATTTGCTGTTCGGGAAAAATACGTTCCACGGCTTCGAACTGCGCATCAACGTGCGTGAACTGTGGGTGGATACATAAAACAACAAAACCCCGCGCGCGTCGGGGCCTTGCCGGGTAACACCCGTTGCATCAAGAGCTACCGCCACCCAGTATAGCACCGCTGTCAAGGTGAGTACTTGCATGGGCGTGCTATAATAGAGGCATAAGTACAGAGCCATCGGGAGCACTCGGCGGCGTGTGCGCAACCATCGGCAACGGTGGGCGCGGCACACGCCGCCTTTTTGTGTTTCCGCATCAGAAAGGGTCAACGAGCCATGCCGGGTCCAGGTCGAAAAGAACTGCGGAGCGTCCGCCTCAAGGCGGAGAACACTCCCGGTACGCGCGTCGCTCCGCGTCACACCTGGCGCGGCACGGGCGAGATGATCAGTGACGGTCGGGAAGTCGTTAACGCGGAGGAACAGATCGGTGTCTTCGGTGGCGCCGATCGCACCTACATCCCCAAACTCATGGCCGAAATCAAGCTCGAAGGCGAGGCCACCTTCGAGCAATCGCCCGACTTTTTCCTCATGGCCGGCTTTGGCACCAGCGGCGGCGGCAACCGCGCCGGGAGCGCGCAGGGGGCGAGCGGGAGTACGGCGGTCTTCACGCTCCCTATCCCCACGACGACCAGCCCGCTCACCTACAGCTACACGATTGAGGCCGGCGACAGCGAGCCGGGCGGCGGCAACGGCTGGGCTGAGGTGATGGAATATG